TCAGAGGGTTGTGTCTCATCTTGTATAGCGCCATTGACATCATTTTCAAGCGCTTCAAAGAAATCGTTTCCCTTAGAGCCAAATATCGCGTCTTGCGGAGTCTCTGGGTTACTTTGGGTTGTTTCTTCAGTCATTATTATCTCCTTATTTAAGAGTCTATAAACTTATAATACATTAAATACATTAATGCAAGAAGTTTTTTAATCTTTTTTTACATTATTTCCAGCACTCTGAACTGCCATATCCATTCGCTCAGATGCTACATCAGCTTCATTCTTCATTACATTACGTAATAATTTCTGCTGAGCTTCCGTTTCAAGAAGAGCTGATTGCCTAGATCCGCGCACATCCTGCTTATTCTTCTCAAGCTCCACAGCTCCTTGCAGCACCTTGCCTTTGATTCCAGCTTGAACTAATTGACGTTCTAGAGTTTCGATAGTTCCAGCCTGATCTTTTATAGTCTCCTCCTGTTGTCCTAACTGGCCCTGCATCTGAGCATACATACTTTTTCTCTTAGCTATACCTTCCTTATTTCTAAGATCTGTTTCGGCAAGGACTGCAATATCATCTACCACTCCTAGCTGCATTAATTGTTTTAATTCTTCTAGATATGCCCACCTATTAACAGGTAGAGTAGATCCAGCTACTATAGTAACATCAAACTTAGCAGACTGAAAATCCATAGATTTGCCAATTGCTTCACCCATATCATTGTAGAGAGGGATATTAATTTCAGTTTCCCTCTGCTCTTGTATTGCAGATGGTTGGATGATTCTAAATCTCTTATTAGCTGTATATACAGCCTGAGAGAATTGCATAACCAATCTACCTAGTTGGCGCAGAGCAGGTTCAATAGAATGCTGCATCCATTGCTTTATTCTTCTTGTCCCATATTCATCTAATGCCAACATCCCCCTGAATGTTTCATGTTGTTGTTGAGTATCACCTTGCATAGAGGAATAGATACCTGCAAGATACTCCATATCAGTCTTACCTTCTTGTACTATTGTAAAGAAAGCATTAGAGAGTGGCGCTGGAGGCACTGCGGTAGGAGGAGTAGCACCAGGTCTAACAGGTAACAAGGCTCCAGGAGAAGACGAATACTTCTCCCAGTAATCCATATCGATAGACCCTTCTTCATGCATCCAGCGCAATGAACTACCAAGTGATGCATTATGCACCATAATTTGATGGGACTTATTTAATTCTCTTTGTTTGCCAATCAATGGAGATACTGCACTCATTGGGAATGGCGTCCCTGTCCATTTATAATGAAACGGTACTACAGGATAATCAGTAATAGTTTCTGGAAGTATCTCTTCATATAATAACTTATCTCCTACTATACACGTCTGCTTAATCCTATTGGCATGAAATCTCATCTGGCCAACTACATTAGCAGCAAACTCCTCATCTGAAATTAATATATTAAATTCTTTCTCACTAACTACCTTATTTTCAATTTTAGAAGTTGCATTCTGCAACTCACTCATATATTCCTGCTCAGCTGCTTGTAGTTGCTGAGCCATCATTTCTTGAGCCTTCTGCATTTCAAGTTCATATCTTTCTGGCAGCATTTCTCCTGATTGTACGGCAGCTTCCATCTGCTGCTGTTGTTCTAAAAGCTGTACTTCCATCTCCTTCTGCATCTCCTGCATCTTAACCTGAACTTGCTGTTTCATTTGTTCTAGCTGTTCTTGGCTAGGAGGTATCCTATAGAAGACATTCATATGAGGTACCTTAAGTTTTTCATATACTTCAAAAAACTCTACCATACTATCCTGCTCACCATCAGGTTTTATAGCCTGTGCATCATCCGCATTATCATTATATGCAAATAACTCTTGAGTATTATCACCCATAGATCTTTCACTCCAACTATACTGTCTTTGCTCATCACTAGACGCAGCATTGATCTTTCTTTTATGGTCAGGAAATAATTTAATAAGATGATTTTTAGGAAGAACTTTTCTAATAACTATAAAAGCAGCATCTCTAAGTAGCATATCTCTAGACTTAGGATCAATATATATATCAAAAGGTTCTGGCTGTTTTAATACAACTTCACCCATACCATTATCTTGGTCGGGATCTACAGTTAAAAGGATATACCCAACACTTTTACATATAGCATCATTAATTGCATTTGAATATAAAGTAGATCCATCTGAAAGATTCCAAACATAATCTGCTAAATTGCCAAATACAGAAGCAACATCTGAATCTGAACCCTCTACTCCAATAGCCTGCCATCTAGGATTATTAGCTGTTGCATAGAAATTTAGCATCTCTACTACTGGTAGAATCCTATTGATCGTAAATGTAGGCATTCCCTGTGAATCTAACATATCTCGTTCATCCTGGGACAACTGCTCATCATGAGCAAAGTCATAACCCTTCTGGTTTATGAACTCCCACTGCTTCCTTGTCCACGTATTCGCCAGATTGTAAAGGCTTCTGACTTGATCTGCTCTTTTTGTTTTTGCCATTCTTACACTCCTCTATTGGTAGATGTTTGTGATCCACGTCACATATTTCTGGACAGCTGTAACTCGCCTGCGGGCATTCATATGTGATGTAATCTCCATGTTTATATGCTCCTAAAAATAGTAATCCTAATAATAAGTTCCATAACACAATTCATAACTTGAACTCTCATCTAGCGTAAACCCCCGCCACCTCTGCGTTTCCCTCTGCCATGCTTTCCTCTGCGTCTACCAGCTTCAGTTTTAATAGGGGTTTGAATAATTGCTTTAGGTTCTTCAATACTAAGCATTGCCGCTAATATAAATGTGCTAATCATGCTGTTACCCATGACTTAGCTTTGGGTTTCTTTTTACTCCACTGCCCATCTTTTCCCTCATCAAAATTGCAAGGATAGGCAAACTTACATGCATAAGCAAGTGCATCAATAGTATCATCATGTGCCATACGAGGACCAAAAGTAATGATCTCTCTTTGCAAGTCATAATGAGTTTTCTTAATATGCATTTGCCCTACTGCAAATCTTTGGGCTAATATGCCCTGTATTCTATCACGCTTTGACATTCTTGTTCCTGGCTTCTCTTCTCTAAATCCTACAGAAAAATCATTTCTTCTCATCATCTCTGCTCTTATAGCCTGGAATACAGGCTTAGACATAGATGTATCTTCTATAGTATGCATCAATGGATGATATATTTTTGAATAGTCGAATATATAGTCAACAATACCCTTTTTATCAGACCCTGGAATACCGAGCACAGGTAAAGAGCGCTTCCTAACATAATCGAGAACGTATATATTGTTGTCCATATCACAAGCAACAAAGATGATAACACTATAGTCAGCATCCCTACGCTTAGAGTCCGTAGCGGGATCAACACCCGCGAAAACATTAACTGCTTTAACATCTCCATCCTCCGTAATTACACTGCTTATGCCAGTCTCTTCATCGTGAACAAACTGACCATCCCAGTATTTAATATGTTCTCTTGTAAATATTGCATCTTCTTCACTTTGGACTTCCATCATATACTCCTGATAGAATTTTTGAGGTTGTCCAGAATCTGCATAAAACTTTTTCTTTCTCTGCATCTCATCATAACCAAACCAACTAGGCCATAATGGAACACCATCATCCTGCAATGCTTTATATGTAATCACTTTCCAGCTGTAGTCTTCTCCTTTAGCTTCTGCCTTAACATGCCCATTAAGTATATTAGTAATGAATGCATCGTAATGAACGGGAGTACCATTAATACGCAGACGACCAGTATGAGGTTCAAGAGCAGGAAACACAACAGCCGTAACAAGGTTGGCAATTTTACTTCTAGACTCAGGCGTAATGGTATTATTTTCGTCCTCAAAATCATCCAATACAATGAGATCATATCTCTTGTGAAGCTTAGCACCACCTCTAATACCCGATAAATTCGATTTGCTGATAAGTTTAGAGCCGTTTTTAAGTTCGATATCATCTTCTGTCCATTTCCTTCCCTTTAGATCACCGAAGTAATACCTCACCTGATCATTATACTCCAGATGATATTTAATATAATCTAGATTAGGAACACTAATCTTAGAACTAGCTGCAACCCATCCATAGAATAAAGGTTCTTTAGTAAAACAAAAATCATGCATAATACCACATTTCGTTAATACTGTCTTCCCATGACCTCTAGGCAGTATAACTGCTAACTGTCGTACATCAGGATCATTAATAGCATCTGCCACTTCATAATGAAAGAAAGGAGTTTCAGATCTTTTGAAATCATCTGGAAGAAACAACTTACCAAATGCAATAAGATCATTCTGTGCTAATCGCAAAGTCTGCTCTTCTTTAGATACATTATGGAAATTAACATTTGCCATCTATTTCTTTTTCTTCTCCTTATGCGCTTCCCTAACTGGGTGCGGCGTACCTTCGTATGGTCATATATGATAGGCTTCCTTAGACCTTGCCTTCTCATCGTGTTTGAATAGATCTAATCTCTTAGCTGCCATTATTTTTCCCATTTTTATTGCGATGATAGGGGTCATATGGAACCACTCTATTCAACTTTTCCTGGCGATCCTTACATCCACCACAAGGCTCAACACCAGTAACCTTATGTATAGCTCTTGCGACAGTATCCCCAAGTCCCCGATCATGTTTAAATAAGTCTAATCGTTTGCCCGCCATTATTTCTTCTCCCTTATCTTAACACACCTACCTTTGACACTCTTGTAGCCCTTGCCACATTTGGACTGGTCATACTTTCTTCTCATGTCCCCAGTCTTTAGTGGACTATTATCAGGAGTATCACCAATATCAATTGTATCAGCCATTATTTGGTGATCTCCTTTGGACGTTGGACTTCTTCTAACACATTGTCACCAAATCCTTGAAAGACAGTCCCACTAAGCTGGGTAACTTTGGTTTGGGTCTTATCTTCGAGATCCAAGATATCTGAAAGCTTAAATAAAGCTTTTAGTCTAGTCTCGGCTTTCTCATCGCCCTCTGCAACCTCTTTGATGCCCTTCAAGACTGATTTGTCGTCAATGTTTAATTCTTTTAAAACTGGCTTTAACTCTTCCTTCATAGCTTTTACAACCCTCTCTGTCTTCATTAATTTAGCAGACTGTTCTGATGCGTATCTTGGGTTATTTGTATCAAAAGCATTTAAATAGGCATCCCGTAAAGATACACCTCTTACTATAAATTGTACAAATACTAATTCTTTCTTAGTAAGAGTCTTTCTATCAAAGATAATCTTCTCTGTATTCTTACCAGATAAGCTCCATACATTCTCACGCTTAGAGGTATCCATCTTTGTATTCTTATTACACATAAAAGTTCCCGTACAAGTGCCAACATAGTGACGTATCCGATTCTTACCCCATGTAGCCTGCATCTTTCCTCTACGTAGAATCTGGATATAACACCCATCGTCTGCTTCCACCCAGTCACCTATCTTGGCATCTCGCCATTCAGGAGTGACATCCACCCCTGGCGGCAGCTCTTCCTTGTCGTCGAAGACCTTATGAAATGTATTAGATATCTTGTAGGTTCTCATCGTCTCTCTCTATAATTGGTAACTGGACTCTCACTATTTTCCTCAGCATATCTACTTCTTGCTTTAATTCTTCAATAACCTCTAAGGCATTTAAATACATTTCTTCCCATGTCATCTCAAATCCTTATACATTTCATCATCTATAGCTTCCATTCCTAGCCCTACTGGAGCTGCTGCCCAATATTTATCCTTCAATAACGTAATAAATTTATCATCAAATAAACGACGTAAGTTACTATAAGCGCCTGTTTGTTTGTAATTTTTACCTAATTTTTCAGCATGACGCATTTCTCCAATACGTGCAGTTACTTCATACCAACTTCTTAGATAATTATCAAACCTCCCTATATTGCCGCCCCCCTTAGAACCTTCTGGTGATTTTTTAAAACCTCGAAAAATATCTATTCTTTCCATAGCATCAGGTTTTATATTCTTATCAATCAATTTTTGAAATCCAGCCAATCTACGGAATCGCTCTTCATCATGCAGAGTTTCTGTAAGAATACTCGAACCTTTTGGGCCAGCAGCTCTAAACAATTGTTCTCGTATTTGTCCAGTCACTGATGTAAAAGGAACACCATATTCATCTCCCTTTAGAGTTCCCTTAGGTATTCTCCTACCAAGCTGTGCGGCATGTGTGAATTCATGTACTTTTGTAGATTTTCTTGTAAGGGCAGATATACCTCTTTCAAATACACTTTGTTTAGAATAACCACTTCCATACCATGGACCAGTAAATAATCCTCGAAAATCCATCCCTATTTTTTTTGATGGATCTATATTTATAGCTACTTTATAATCAGTCCGATTTATATTATCTATTACTGCATTTTTATATGCATGGTATAGATTTTTATCCTCACCCATT